AACAACACCGGCGGCTTTTCGTGTGAACTGACTTTTCCAGATTTCCCAAGCTTTTTTAGACCACGCCAGCGTAATACTGCCGGTAATTGCAGCTTCGGTTGCAATAATGGCGCCGGGACCTTTTTTGCCAGATCCCAAGCACCTCTGCAGCTGCACCGAATTGTCGATGTTAATGGTTAACGCCGAAACGCAAGCCTGCCCCACCAAAGAAACATCATCGACCAGGATATTGCCAACTGAAAGACTGGACATGAATGGAGTTACAGTCGGTTCAGCTGGGGTATTAACATAGCTGATTTCGGCGTCCTCGTAATCCAGTGCCTGGCATCCAATGGTAAGCGTTATCTTCCCTTCTTCCGGGATCTCGATGGCACCGGTTGCCGCGTGCACACCTTTAAACAGGTGATACGTATTCACGTCCGTATACCCCTTCTGAACAGAGAAGGTATGGCGAGTTGAGCCAATGGACAGGACATTTTCATTCCAATCACCATAAAACAATGCCGCGAGCCAATCATCGAACGTGCCAAAGGAAAACTCAGCATTCAGTTGACCAGCAATGGTCAGACCTGTTATCGCTGAACCTTGGCTCAGTCGCTTCGTCGTGGTTTCGTCTGAAGCCTGAGTGCTGGGGGTTGGCGTCAGGGTATTGCCCGTCAGCCGGGCAGTTTTCCAATCCCCAGCCTTGGGGGCTGCCGGCGTAACGCCTGGGGCGGACTCCTTAATGAAATGCGTGACAATATGTGCACCTGAAGACATGATTCGTCCTTGCAAATAAAAAAGCCCCATCGACGGGGCGTAAAATAAGCCGCGACACGCGGCTTTACCTGGTAATGCTGAATTAATTGAAGAGATCGGCTACTATCTTGCTTTTATAACAAAATGTAATAGATATGCCTCACTTCGAATTTTTTTGGCATTGGATGTTTGGCCTGCATTTGGATTGGCAGGTAATAGCCACCCTAATTAGCAGTTTTGCGGCGGCAGGATCTACCTATTTAGCCTTCCGGGTAATTCGCGAAAATTATCTCCAAAGAGAAAATGAGTTGCATTTACGGAATGCAACTCTATGCTTGGAGCGCGCTTACGCAGCATTTACCAAAGGTGGCTCACATAGTTCTCCACCGTTACCCGACAGACTGGCGTGGTTAACAACTGCTAGGCTCATTGAAGAATTCAAACGATACAAGGTGAACCTTAAAGACAAGACAATGCTACAAGAGCTATTCAGCCACGAGGAACATTGGCGGCGAATGTTCTTTGTAGTCATTGACCACGAAGATCTAAAAAAGAAAGAATACTTCAATGGATCAGTGATTCAAGGTACCGAAATCGAGAAAAGGTCTGCCATTATCATTCATGCATTCGCAGATTGGCCCGAAGACCGGGCGGATCCAATCACCGCATACCCTAGCAGCGATGAAGCATATGAAAAGTTGAAACCGTCACGACGTTGGCTTGGCCTCGTACTTTATTTAGATAAACTTTTTTAACCAGCTCGAAACCGGACATTGACGATTTTCTGATAAAAGCCAGCCGGATCCACGCCAATGTCTGCTACCGACGTTTCCAGCGTTTCCAGATCCCCGTGCATCCAGTAGCCGAAGTGGCTTTCGATCTTGTCGGTCAATCTGACCAGACCTAGGGTTTCGACAAATGCTTTATCAAAACATTGGAAAACGATCAGCCCAACTTTACGGGTATAGGGGGTATCGGCCATACCTGCCATGAAGGAAGGCCCATATTGGATATTCAGCCGACACCATATTCCCTCTGACGGCGGAGCAAATCGCCTAGCAGGTAGCTGATAATCAATCCTGGATTGCTCAATCCCGTCAAACGACTGCATGTGGCCCAGAATCACAGCCCGAATCTGTTCAAACGTCATTTGCAGTATTTCTCTTTAACTGCAGCAAAGCCTGGACCATAGACACCCTGGGCGGCCCGCATAGAGTGGCCATCCTCAAGTGCTTTAGCGTACGGGAGGTTGTTTTGAACAATCGACTCCCCAAATGGCGTGTCAATCTGCCCAATGACCGTCAGACCTTTTCGCATGGTTTCTTCGCCACCTTTATCGTTTTCCTCGAGGTCATACCCTAAGTCTTCGCCATCAAGCGATACCCGGTGGTTGCCTTTATAGGTGCCTGTATCTACAGGCGAACCGGAGATGACGGCCTGCAGCACGTCGCTGGTAATCTCCTTTCGTTTATCGATCAGATCTTCCTCTACCACTTTGATAAAAGCAGAGGGTTTTCGGGACCAGCCTGCCATTATGAAACCCTCGCCTGAATCGTCCACGTCACGCCGGCAGGATCCTTACCAACGTTTATGACCGTCAGTCCGTTGATCCGATCATCGATCTCTGGGGTGTCCGTCACTTCAATTTGCAGCGCCGTGATCTTGGTGTCGGTCCGCAGTATTTGAAGACCATCAACGACGGTTTCATCATAGCTGCCGAAAATGCCACGACCTGTATAGGTAATGGTCTCGGTCTGCACTTCCTGGCTTATCGGGTCCGGTTCCCCAGTCAGCACTATGCGTGTCCCAGTGAATTGCGTCACTGCATCCCCTAGATCTTCGTCAAACGCCTCGGCAATGTCTGCGGTAATTTCGTCGCGTAGCCCCATATCAGACCCTTTTAAGCATGAAAACCCCACCGCTGCCAAGCCAAGGTTTCAGCAATGCCAAGGCGAGAGATTCGCCAGCACTCGTAACCCTGTGGTTCGATGAAAAGGTCTTACTGGATGAAACCGTGTCGGCTTTCACGGATTTACTCAAGACCCCAGTTTCAATAGTCCCGTAGATATTCCCGGCCGCCGCTTCCTTGGCAATTTCCGCTCCAGCCTGTTTCCACTCCTGTGGGATCGGGTCGCGCTCAGGTAGGGACTTGTTGGTGAGCCATACATTGGCAATCAGAACGGCACGCTCTTTTTTGTCCCTTGCTGCCCAGTTTGAGCCCAAAGCAGTATCAACGTTGGCAACAGTGATGTACTCAAGCATTAGCGGGATCTTCCTGTAAACCGGTTGAGGAAGACGGAGCCAAAGCCCGCAACTGATCGATGGAAGCATTCCTGGCATGTTTGATGCCTTTGGCCTTTAATGTCGCAATCAGCAATTTACGCTCATCGGCATCTGTTGGTGCTGGAGCTACTTTCTTGACCTCATTTTGAGTAGGTTGTCCACCGGCTGCACCCTCTATTCCCACCGAACCACCAGAGGTACTGAATGGTGCCATAATGACCTTCACACCCAAACGCTCATAGTCATCGGCAATCTGAGGGTAATCACCCTCGATACCCACCTCTTGGACGTCAGACTCAGGTTTACTGTAGTACTCAGGATTTCGCACGCCCACGCCCGCGACAAACTGAGATAACGCAATCGAACTACGAGTTGTATAAAGTAGTCGTTTCATATAACTCTCCTGTGCGGCGACTTCAACCCCCTACCGCCGCACATTTGTTAGTGTGGTTTAACCTGCAGGGGCTGAGTTTGGAGTGGCACCAGCCAGATCCAGCAAAACGCCAGCGGTCATCTTGTTGCTATTGACGTGTTTGCTCCAATTGGCTGAAGCAGCAATTGCGGATAGATTAGGATTGATGCCGCCAGATGACTCTACCCAGCTATACCCCAGTACTTCCAGGTTAAAAGTGCCTTCAGAGCGAATTCCTATCGCAAGGTTTTCCTCGTCGTTGATGTCGTACGCCCGAAATCCTGGTGCTTGTGATTCGAGCACCCGAACTGCACCAGGCTGCAAGCCAAAGGCTTTATCCGTTGGCACCTGATCTGAAACCAGCACGGGTTTACCCAGAGTGCCAGGCATGCCGCCGTACACAACGATTTCAGATTCGCCGTAAATCTGTTGCGTTAGTGCCTCTTCAACAATGTCGAAATAGGTGTCCGAATTCATCACCCACAGGGCAATTCGGCCAAATTTGTCACCGAATTTACGCATACCGCGAGTCAGGGCTTTACGCCCGTCATCTTTGATACTGCCGGCAGCAACCATGTCTTTATTGCCACCAATGGCCGCCCCAAGCGCAGCCAAAGCATATTTAAGACGGCCAACCATTAACGCATCGGCCAGATCCTGGCCCACGATCATGGCAAATTCTTCTGGCGTGCGCGCGCGACGCTTGAATGCTTCCTCAGTAGAAGCATAAGGCCCGTACTTGTACGGCACTTTCACGCCCACAGATTCACCGGCACCGATCTTTTTCGGCTGTACCTTGGAAGTTGAATTGACGTCGCGATGCTCGATCTCGCCGCCGACCTTGTAAAACGCCTTTTTGCTCAGGTCGCCTTCAATTGCCTCGCTTTCATAGATAATGGCACCATTGGATGCGCCATTGAAGACGGTCAGATTGTCCTGGATGCGTTCCAGGTAAGCAGTTTGAGCGAGCTGATTGTAGATAATCATGTCGCTATTTACAGTGGTAGTCATGTGACCATTCCTTATTTAGGTAATTTCAAATAGGCGTCTTGCCCGTTTTCCTTAACAAATGCGGCTTTCTCGCTCGCATTCATCTCACTGCGTTTTTTCACAGCACCCTTGGTACCGCGATCACCGGTCTCGCCGGCGCCAGTCGCCTTTGGCCACAGGTGTGGTGCGATCTCGCGCAAACTTTCAGCCCATTCAAGCGGTGAAAGCGGCGTTTTCCCGTCGCTGCCCAGAATGGCTTGGCCATCCTTATCTACAGCAACGGCCTCGCCCTCTTCGTTTAGAGTGAATGTGCCCCGCGCGCGTAGGACGATGTCTTCAAAGGCCTCAGGTAAGGCACCGACCTTTTGCGCGGCGGTTCGAATGCAATCGGCCAGGACCTTGTCCCGGAACCGGTTGGCGAAAGCCTCAGCCCTATCGGCTCGCTCTTTTTCAGCACTGAGATTTCTTTCAAAGCTCGTGCGCATGCGTTCCGTGCGAGCATTTAGAACCTCATCAATCTTGCCTTCGGCCAATAGCCGGGTCTCTTCGTCAGTAGCGGCTTTAGTGAGCAGCGCTTGAACTGAATCAATATCAAGGCCTTCAAATTGGGACTTGAGTCGGTCCAGCTCGCTTTTCGTGGACTTCACGGTACCCATTAACTGGCTGTTCTTGGCTTTCAACCCCGCAACCGCCTGGTCAATTACCTCCTGGGTTTTGCTCGTCAGCGCCTCCTTGAGGCCTGCGACTTTATCTTCAGGAATTTCAAGGCCCAGCTCGGCCAGATCAAGATCGTCAAACATTTATTTATCCCCTTGGGAAAGTTGGTGCCCGCCTTGCGGGCAATGGCATCGCCTCCTCGAGGCACAAAAAAAGCCCACCGCTTAGCGATGAGCCTGAAATCGAAAAACCCAGCGCAATGGCTGGGTTATGGAATGTATTTCTGTAGTTTGATACTAATTTGCATGAAAAGCCACGCCTGCGGGGCTTCCACTACCGTGTATTGTTCAACTATTCGAAGTGTCCACCACTTTAAAAACCAGTGGTCGCAGGATTCGTGCTTACTCACCAAAAATCTGTCTGAAAGTCTCAACGTCCCTCTGACGCAATTCATCCAGATTATATTGATACCCCGTTTTTGGATCAATAAAGCGATCGAGCGTGTACTGACCCTCGGTATACAGTTTGTATCTTTTCGGCCCCAGCCATTCCTTCTGAAAAGCAGCGTCCTGGTTGGAAAACCACTTGCTATAGGATGTATTGGCGTTAACCTGCCCTACCTTGAGCCCGGCGTCCTGGCGTTGTTTGGCCGTCATGTCTTTCAAGGCGCGAAACCGTATGGAGCCATCGCGCTTTCTGACCTTCAGCGCGCGCATATACGGGCGGTTTCCGATAATCTTGCCTTCCAAACTCGGGGCGTACTGGCAGCGGCAATTGGGGTGTAGCGT